GAGCCGCGAGGTGGCCAAGATGTGGATCGGCAAGCTCGGGGCCGCGCCCCAGGGGCAGGTGGGCCACCTGGTCAACGAGATGCTGCGGACCCTGGCCTTTGACCTCTCCCTCAAGCTCCAGGACACGGAGTTGAGCGAGGAGAGCCTGCCGGGCGTGATCGACCAGGTCAAGGCCCTGGCCCTGGCCGTGCAGCGGCTGGAAGCCTCCAGCACGATGAACGTGAAGCGAGAGACGGAAATCCGCAAGCAGGCATTGGAAGACGCCGCCAAGGCAGTCGGTGAGACGGCCCGCGAGGCAGGCATTTCCGCCGAGACCATCGCCACCATCCGCACCCGCGTCTTGGGGATGAGCGCATGACCACCGGCGCCGCCAAGATAAAGCCGATCAACCGGGCCGCCTTGTTCCTGCCCTATCAGGAGCGATGGATCAAGGACCGCAGCCGGTTGAAGCTCATGGAGAAGGCGCGGCAGATCGGTATCTCCTGGAGCACGGCCTACGCGGCGGACGAGCGCACCGCCGAGGCGGGCGCCAAATGGGACCAGTGGATCAGTAGCCGCGACGATTTGCAGGCGCGCCTGGTGATCGAGGATTGCAAGATGTTCGCCAAGGTGTTGCAGCTCGCGGCCGAAGACCTCGGGGAGCAGGTTATCGACCCGGAGCGCAAGATCAGCGCCTACGTGCTGCGCTTCGCCAACGGCCGGCGCATCCACTCCATGAGCAGCAACCCGGATGCCCAAGCGGGCAAGCGCGGCGGCCGCATCCTCGACGAGTTCGCCCTGCACCCGGACCCGCGCAAGCTGTGGGCCATCGCTTATCCGGGCATCACCTGGGGCGGCAACATGGAGGTCATCTCGACCCACCGGGGCAGCGCCAACTTCTTCAACCTGCTGATCCGCGAGGTGCGCGAGCACGGCAACCCGAAGAAGATCAGCCTGCACCGGGCGACGCTCCAGGACGCGCTCGACCAGGGCTTCCTCTGGAAGCTCCAGCAGTCGCTGCCCGACGACCACGAGGTCAAGGGCATGACCGAGCCGGAGTACTTCGACTTCATCAAAAGCGGCTGCGCGGATGAGGAGTCGTTCCAGCAGGAGTACATGTGCGTCCCGGCCGACGATGCCAGCGCCTTCCTCGAATACGACCTGATCGCGGGTTGCGAGTATGGCCAGGCTGAACGGTGGGAATGGGACGGCCTCACCGAGACCAGGCCCCAGGGCCGCCTCTTTGCCGGCCTCGACATCGGCCGCAAGAAAGACTTGACCGTGCTCTGGGTGCTGGAGCTGTTGGGCGACGTGCTCCATACCCGAATGGTGGTCGAGCTGAAAAACATGAGCAAGCCCGACCAGGAAGCGGTGCTCTGGCCGATACTGGCCAGCCTTGACCGTTGCTGTCTGGACTACACCGGCCTGGGTATCGGCTGGGGCGACGATGCCCAGCGGCGCTTTGGCGAGTACCGGGTCGAGCTGGTGACCTTCACGCCCCGCGTGAAGGAGGCACTGGCCTACCCGGTGCGCGGGCGGATGGAAGACAAGAAGCTGCGCATTCCGTACCGCCCGGCGATACGCGCCGACCTGCGGGCGGTATCCAAGGAGACCACGGCGGCCGGCAATATCCGCTTTACGGCCGAGCGCAGCGAGAACGGCCACGCCGACCGCTTCTGGGCGCTGGCCTTGGCGGTACACGCGGCCTCCACGCCGGGCACCGAGTACGCCTATTACCCGGTCACGGACAAGGATATGCGTGACGCGGGCCATCAGATCAACACCACCGCCGGCTTCGGCCGGGTGCATGGAGCATGGTAATGGCGACCCTGGTTGATCAACACGGCAGACCGATCAGAAAGGAACAGCTCACCGAGGAGCTGGCGGCACCGAGCCTGGCCGGGGTGCGTACCGTCTGGACCAGCGCGGTCACTAGCGGCCTCACGCCGCGCCGGTTGGCGGCGCTGCTCCAGGGCGCGGCCGAGGGCGACATGCACGACTACCTGACCCTGGCCGAGGAAATGGAAGAGCGCGACCTCCATTACCGGTGCGAGATCAGCAAGCGCAAGCTGGCGGTCAGCAGCCTGCCGGTGACGGTGGAGGCATACAGCGACTCGGGCCGTGACGTGATGCTGGCCGACGAGGTACGCGCCCTGGTGAAGCGGCCCGGCTTCCGTGGCTTGCTCACCGACCTGCTCGACGCGCTTGGCAAGGGTTACTCCGTGGCCGAGATCATCTGGCAGCGTGGGGCCAAGTGGTGGCCGGAGCGGTACGAATGGCGCGACCCGAGATTTTTCACCTTCGACCGCGAGAGCCGCCGGCAGCTCCGGCTGCTGGACGAGGCGGACATGGCAAACGGCGTGCCGCTGGCGCCGTACAAATTCATCGCCCACCTGCCACACCTCAAGACCGGCATCCCGATCCGTGGCGGCCTTGCCCGCGTGGCGGCCTGGTCGTACCTGTGCAAGAACTACGACGTCAAGGACTGGCTGGCCTTTGTGGAGGTCTTTGGGATGCCGCTGCGCGTCGGCAAGTACGGGGCCGGCGCCAACGACAAAGACATCAGCATCCTCAAGACGGCGGTGGCCAACCTCGGCAGCGATGCGGCGGCGGTGATTCCGCAGTCCATGCAGATCGAATTTATCGAGAGCGGCAAAAAAGGCGGCGGCGAGGACATCTTCAAGAAGCTGGCTGACTGGCTCGACGGCCAGGTGAGCAAGGGCATCCTCGGCCAGACGGCGTCCAGCTCCGGCACCCCTGGCCGACTCGGCGACGACAAGCTCCAGGCCGAGGTGCGCGACGACATCCGCGACGACGACGCGGTGCAGCTCGCCGAGACTATCAACCGCTGCCTGGTCAAGCCCTTCATCGACCTGAACCACGGGCCGCAGGAAAACTATCCGGAGCTGACCATCAAGGCGCTGGAGCAGGAGGACATCAAGACCCTGACCGCCGCCCTGGAAAAGCTGGTGCCGCTGGGGCTGAAGGTGGAGCAATCGGTGGTGCGCGACAAGATCGGCCTGCCCGACCCGGCCGATGGCGCGGAGTTGCTCGGCGCGCCGGCCCAGAAGACGGAGATAGCGGAGAATCGGCAACGGCTCGGGCGGGCGCTGAACAGCGAGGCGGAGACCCAGGACAACATCGATCAGCTCGCGGAGCAAACCATGACCGCCGCCGACGGCGCCGACATGGTGGCCCAGGTGTACCGGCTGCTTGAGGAGTCCGGCAGCCTGGACGAGGCAGCAGGCAAACTGCTCGACATCTATGCCGACGTGTCGCTGGCCAAGACGGGCGCAGCGCTTGGCGACCGACTCTTCCAGGCCGATCTCACCGGCCGGGCCGAGATCATCGACGAGGTGGGCAATGGTTGATTACGGCCGCCTGCCTTTCGACGAGGCGGAGAAGTTTTTCCGCGACAAGGTCAACATCCCCACCAGGCGTTGGGATGACCTCAAGAAAGGCGAGCACGCCCGTGGCTTCATGATCGCTGGCGCCATGCGCGACGACATGCTCTGCGACTTTCACACGGCCATTCGCAAGGCCATCGAACAGGGTACGACCCTGGAAGAGTTCCGGCGCGACTTCGACCAGATCGTGAGTCGTTACGGCTGGGGCTATAACGGCGGCCGGGGATGGCGTACGCGGGTGATCTACGACACCAACCTGCGCACCTCGTATATGGCCGGCCGGTACGCCCAGATGACCGACCCCGACGTGCTGGCCTATCGGCCTTACTGGCGCTACCGCCACGGCGACAGCCAGCGGCCGAGGCCGCAGCATCTGGCGTGGCACGGATTGGTGCTGCGGCACGATGACGGTTTCTGGTCCAGCCACTTCCCACCCAACGGCTGGGGCTGCAAGTGTTCGGTCGAGCCGCTTTCGGGCCGCGACCTGACCCGCCTGGGCAAGAGCGGGCCGGACACGGCGCCGCCCAGGGTTATCGATCCCAAGACCGGGGCGCCGGTGGGCATCGACAAGGGCTGGGACTACAACGTCGGGCAGGCGGCATGGGGCAAGCCGCTTTCGGAAGCGGCCATGAATGACTGGCGGGCGCAGGGCGCCAAGGCGTGGGAACGCCTGACGCCGGGTAACTGGCAGAGCAGTGCCCGGCCCGAGCGCCTCCCGGCCGATGCTTCGCGGGCGGCTATTGGCCCCAAGCTGACCACTCCCGAAGCGGCAGCCAAGGCGCTGCGCGGGATCATCGGCGGCGAGGAGCGGGTCTATACGCTGCCGGCCGGCGGCTCGATGCTGGTGAATGCCGAAAGCCTGGCCAGCCATATCGACCTGGACCGCACGCCGTTTTTGCCCCTGCTGCCCGAGGTGCTCGAAGACCCGTATGAAGTGTGGCTCGCATTCGAGCAGCACAAAGGCACCGGTAAGGTGGTGCTCCGGCAGCGGCTGGTCAAGCTGGTGGAACTCGACAAGGAGCGGGCGGTGTTGGTCACGGCCCAGGCCAAGGGTGGCGTCATGGAGGCGTGGACGCTGGTGCCGACGACGAATCTGCAATACCTGAACAAGCAGCGGGAAGGGAAGTTGCTGTGGGGGCGGGAGTAATGGTGGGACCACAGGCAGCCGCAGCGGCCAGGGCACCAGGCGCCGGCTATCGGGACTGCGGCCCAGCCGGAACCATCGTGGCCACAGTATAGCCCAACGGACGGAGAGTGTCAAATGGCAGGGGCCTCTATCAATATAGTGAGCAAGATCGACGACCGGGAGATCGCCCAGGCATTGGAGCGCCTGCATCGCCGGGCGGAACGAATGGCGCCGGCCATGAAGAACATCGGCGAGGCGCTGCTGCGCTCTACCCAGGACCGCTTCAGCAGCCAGGTCGATCCGGACGGGCGGCCGTGGCAGAAGCTCAAGCCATCGACCTTGGCGGGCAAGGCGGCCCGCCGGCACAGCCCCATGATTTTGCGGCAGCGCGGCTACCTGGCGGACTCGATCCGCTACCAGGCAAGCGAGAGCGGGGTAAGGATCGGCACCAACAGGGTGTACGGGGCCATCCACCAGTTCGGCGGCAAGACCGGGGCGCATGTGATCCGGCCCAAGAGCAAGAAGGCGCTGGCCTGGCCGGGCGCCCGGCATCCGGCCAGGGCCGTCAACCACCCCGGCTCGGACATCCCGGCGCGGCCATTCCTGGGGCTTTCGCGGCAGGACCGCGACCGGGTGCTGGAGGTGGTTGCCGATCACCTGAGACTGAAAACGCGATAAGCGGCCCAGGAGCGTTTTATAAGCAAAAGGCGACCCGAGATATGGGTAACGGCTCAATCGTTCAACCTGGACAAATCTAAACGGGTTTTAAACGGGGTTCGGATTGCCGGACGCAACGGAGGAATGATGAACACGAAACGAACAGAGAGATCCAGGAATAGCAATGGCGCCACCGCTGCCCGCGCGGCGCTGAATTTCGAGATGGCCACGGCAGCGCCGGTGCCGGAGTGGATCATGCTGCTGCCGGCCGGGCCGGAGATCAAGGGCCGGGACGGCAGGGAGTGGCGGCTGGATGACCCGCAGGCGGTGGTGACGATGTTCGCGGCCCAGGGCCTGGACCTGCCCGTGGACATCGAGCACGCCACCGAGATCAAGGGGCCGAACGGAGAGCCGGCCCCGGCGGTGGGCTGGATCAAGACCCTGGAGTTGCGCAATGGCGAAGTATGGGGCCGGGTCGAATGGAACGCCGAGGGCGGTTTCGTGGTGGGTGAGCGCCGGTACCGTTATATCTCCCCGGTCTTTATCTACGACAAGGCGAGCAAGCAGATACTGCGGCTGGCATCAGTCGCTTTGACCAACCAGCCAAACCTGGCTGTACAGGCCCTCAACCGAGAGGAGCAAACACAACACGAGGAGGAACCAGCGATGAAGAAGATTTACGCGGCCCTCGGCCTGGCCGAGACAGCCACCGAGCAGGAGGCGCTGAACGCCATCGAGAAGATGCGTGGCGATCTGACCACTGCCACGAACCGGGCGGAGAACCCGAGCCTGGACAAGTTCGTGCCGCGCGCGGACCACGATGCCGCCCTGGCCCGTGCCGGCAACGCCGAGAAGAAACTCGGCGAAATGCAGGCAGCGCAGTTGGAGAAGGAGATCGAGGCCGAGGTGGGCGACGCGCTCAAGGCGGGCAAGATCACCCCGGCCACGGCCGACTACCACAAAACGCAGTGCCGGCAGGAAGGCGGGCTTGCCCGCTTCCGTGAGTTCGTGAAGGCGGCGCCGGTGATCGGCGGCGCTTCCGGTCTCGACGGCAAAAGTCCGGACGAGGGCGGCAAGGCCATGAACGCCGAGGAGGGCAAGGTCGCCGCGATGTTCGGCAACTCGCCCGACGACATCAAGAAGTACGGCAACCAGTAACCGACAGCCAAGACAAGGAGGATACCCATGGCACTCACTGCTGATCGCAACACCCCGCTGAAGGACGGCGAGTTGATCCCCGTCCCGATGGCCGCCAACGCCAAGATTTTTGCGGGCGCCCTGGTGGCGGCCAATGCCACCGGCTACGCCACCCCTGGCGCTGTGGCCACCACTCTGACCTACCTCGGCCGCGCCGAGGAGTTTATGGACAACACCGGCGGCGCCGATGGCGCCAAGTCCGTACTGGTTCGCCGCAACAAGGCGTTCAAGTTCAAGAATAGCGGCGCCGACGCCGTGACCCAGGCCGAGCTGGGCAAGGTCTGCTACATCGTTGACGACGAGACCGTGGCCAAGACCAACGGCACCGGCACCCGCTCGGCCGCCGGCACGGTGGTCGGGCTCGACACCGACGGCGTCTGGGTCGAGTAACCAGGGCCGATAAACAATAACGCAAGGAGGAACGTACAATGATTGTCAATGCGAGCACCCTGTCTCAGGTTTTCATTAACCTGAAGACCACCTTCAACAAGGCATTCGAGGCCGCGCCCAGCTTCTGGGACAAGGTCGCCATGCTGGTGCCTTCCGGCACCGCCACCAACGATTACAAGTGGCTGGCCAACTTCCCGCGCATGAAGAAGTGGATCGGCGACAAGCAGGTCAAGGCCTTGGCCGCCTTCGGTTACTCGGTCACCAACGATGACTGGGAGGCCACGGTCGAGGTGGACCGCAATCATATCGAGGATGACCAGCTCGGCATCTACGCGCCGCAGGCGCAGATGGCCGGCTTCTCGGCCAAGCAGTTGCCGGACGAGATCGTGGCCGACCTGGTCAACGGCGTCTTCATCCAGAAGTGCTACGACGGCCAGTACATGTGCGACACCGACCATCCGGTCACCGACAAGAACGGCGCGGTGCAGTCGGTTTCCAACAAGGGCACCAAGCAGCTTTCCGCAGCCACCCAGGCGGCGGCGATCGCCTCTTTGGGCGCGGCCCGCACTGCGATGAAGAAGTTCACCGACGACGAGGGCCGGCCGCTCAACATTACCCCCAACGTGCTCCTGGTGGGGCCGGCGTTGGAAGACATTGCCAACGTGCTGGCCACCAACGACAAGCTCGATGACGGCAAGCCGAACCCGTACAAGGGCACCATCACCGTGGTGTGCGACGCGCGGCTGACCAGCGACACCGCCTGGTTCCTGCTCGACACCACCAAGCCGGTGAAGCCGTTCATCTATCAGGAGCGCAAGAAGCCGGTCTTCGTGCAGCAGGTTGACCCGCAGGCCGACGACGTCTTTATGCGCAAAAAGTTCAAGTTCGGCGCCGAGGCGCGGGCAGCCGGCGGCTATGGCTTCTGGCAGCTCATCTACGGCAGTGACGGCACCGTGGCATAACCCGATGCCTGGGGGCGGCCTGATGCCGCCCCCAGGTTGAACCAATAAAGGAGCGACCCATGATCCGCATTACCGCAAAGACCGATGGCTTCCGGCGCTGCGGCATCGCCCACCCGGCGGCGCCGACCGAATACCCGGATGATCATTTCGGCAAGGAAGAGTTGAAGGCCCTGGCCGGCGAGCCGGAGCTGACGGTGGAGACCGTCGCCGCCAAGGCAGCCGGTGGCAACCAGACCAAGCTCAACGCCAACGATACCATCGCTCTGGTCAAGGAGGCCAAGACCGTTGAGGCGCTGGATGAGCTGGCCAAGGGCGAGGAGCGCACGACCGTAATTGCGGCCATCGAGGCCCGCCGCAAGGAGCTGGAGGCGTAAGCCATGTATTGCACCTTGGCAGACATCCAGGCCACGGTCCCGGTCAACGACCTGATCCAGTTGACCGACGACACCGTGCCGCCGGCAACGGTCAACCAGATGAACGTTGACCGGGCCATCACCGATGCCGGCGAGCTGATCGACGGTTATCTGCGGGGGAGGTACACCCTCCCCCTTTCTCCGGTGCCGGGGCTCATCAACACCCTGGCGGCGGACGTGGCGGTCTACCGGCTCTATGCCCGGCGGATCAAGCTGACGCCACCGGAGGGGGTGACCGAGCGGTACAAGAACGCGCTGAAGATACTGGAGCAGGTCCAGGCCGGCAAGATCACCCTCGGCGCCGAGAGCACCGGCGGCGAGGTGACGCCGGTGGCGGGTGGGCCGCAGTTCACCGGCAGCGAGCGGGTCTTTACCCGTGAAGCCCTGGGTGACTACTGATGCTGGCGCAGATCGAGGAGGCCATTGTCGGCCGCATCAGGACGAAGCTCGGCGCCGGGGCGGGCACGCTGGCTGTGCAGCGCGGGGCGGAGGGTCTTCCGCAGCCGGCGGTGTATGTCTCCACCGAGGCGGGCAAGTTCCAGGCCGTTACCCAGCAGAGCTTCCGGCAGGAGCTGACCATCTTTGTCGATGTGATCTTTTCGGAGCTTTCCAGCGAGGGCGAGCGGCGCAAGGGTGTGTACCTGATTCTGCAAGGCATCATCCAGACCCTGCTGCTCCAGCAGCTCGACCTGGCCATCAAGCCAATCGTGCCGACGGGCTGGCGGAATACCACCACCGAGGATTTCCGGGAGCAGGGGCTCATCGTCTACTCGCTGGAGCTGGCCACCTCGTATGTGATCAGCAGGCTCGACGACGAGGCGACGGTAGACTTGTTGCGGGTCGGCCTCAATTACTACCTCAAGCCTGGCGACGACACCGCCGACGCCAGCGACACCATAACATTAGCGCCATAGGAGGCAGGCCATGAAGGTGAAAGCCGCAGCGGGCTTGAAGTGCCCGATGGAAGACAACCCCAAGACGTACATCACCGACGACCCCAAGGGCACCGTCGTGCCGGATACGAGCTACTACCAGCGCCTGCTCGATGATGGTTCGCTGGAGCTGGTCCCGGTAAAAACCAAGGGAGGTGACCAGTAATGGCATCCAAGAACATCAGCTTTGACACGATTCCGGCCAGTATCCGCAAGCCGGGCAAGTATTTCGAGTTCAACACCCGGTTCGCGGTGCGGACCCTGCCGGCCAACTTGCAGCGCATGTTGGTCATCGGCCAGCGCCTCGCCGCTGGTACCGTGGCGGCCCTGGTGCCGACCCAGGTATTTTCCGATGCGCAGGCGGCGGACTACTTCGGCAACGGCTCGCTGGCCCACCTGATGTGCCGGGCGGCGATCACCGCCAACCGCTATCTGGACCTGACCGTGATTGCCATGGACGATGCCGGCACCGCCGTGGCGGCCAGCGGCACCATCACCTTTACCGGCCCGGCCACCACCAGCGGCACCTTGAGCGTTTTTGTCGGGACGCAACGGGTCGAACTGGGGATTGTCGCCGCCGATACCGCCACCGCCATCGCCACCAACCTGGTGGCCGAGCTGGCCAAGTACCCGGACTTGCCGGTGACTGCCGCCGCCGCCCTGGGCGTGGTGACCCTGACCGCCAAGAACAAGGGCACGGTGGCCAACCAGATCGACCTGGCGGCCGAGTGTACCGCCAATGGCATTACCGCCACGGTGGCGGCCATGGCCGGCGGCAGCGTGGACCCGACCCTTTCCACCGCGCTGGCCAAGGTTTTCTCCGAACAGTACCACGTTGTGGTAACGCCGTATAACGACCAGGCCAACCTGGTCACCTTGCGCGACCACCTGGACGCTGTCTCGGGCTCCATGGAGCAGCGCGGGGCGGTGGGGGTCTATGGCTTCGACGGCGCTCTGGCCTCGGCCACGACCCTGGCCGGCCAGGTCAATCATGGCCGGGTGGTGGGCGTGTATCTGCGCGGCACCAAGAGCCCATCCTACGAGATCGCCTGTGCCTTCGGCGGGGTGATGGCCTACGAAGAAGACCCGGCGCGGCCGTTGAATACCCTGGAGCTGAAGGGTATCTCGGCGCCGGCCATCGACCAGCGCCTCTCCCGCACCGAGCAGGAGAGCTGCCTCAATAACGGCGTGGCGCCGCTGGAAGTCGGCCCCGGCGAGCGGGTGCAGATCGTGCGGGCAATTACCACCTACACGAAAGACCCGCAGGGGATCACCGACATCTCGCTGCTGGACGTGACCACCGTCCGCACCCTGGACTACGTCCGCAAGGCGTGCCGGGAGCGGATCAGCCTGCGATTCCCGCGCGAGAAGCTCTCCAGCAAGACGCCGCCCAAGGTCAAGACCGAGCTGGTGGACGTGCTGATCAAGCTGGAGGAGCTGGAGATCGTCGAGGAGGTGGCGGCCAACATGGACGGCCTGATCGTGGAGCGCGATCTGCAAGACCCCAACCGCCTGGACGCCAAGATTCCCTGCGACGTGGTCAACGGCCTGCATGTGTTCGCCGGCCGGATCGACCTGCTGCTCTAAAATGTGAACAATTGTTCGCAAAACGAACAAAGGAGAAGCCATGCCTGAATATGTCTCTCAAGTGCTGCTGGAGGTGAACGGCCAGGAAGTAAGCGACTTCAAGGCCGTCACCGAGAAAGAGGTGGAGGTCAACCGCGAGGTGAAGCTGATGAACAAGACCGGCTTCGCCAAGGCGGTGGCACGCTACGGCGTCACGGTGGAGTATGTGGTGCCGGCCGACGCGCCGGAGTTCGATTTTGACGCGGTGCGCAACGGCACGCTCACCATCGACAAGCAGAACGGCGTGCGGGTGAGTTACTCCGGCGTCTACTGCCTCAAGGTCGGTGAGACCAAGTACGACGGCGACAACGAAGCGACCAGGACCATTGACCTGGGCGCCACCGGGAGGGCCTAGCCGATGATGACGGAGAAAGGAGAGCTGCCGTTCGGTATCGAGCACAACGGCAAGACCTGCCGGGAGTACACCCTGCGCGAGCAGCTTGTGCGCGATGCGGTCGAGGTACTGGAGGGCAACGATGCCGAACGGGCGGGAAAGAGTGACAGCTTCTACGGGGTCTGCATCATGGCCAAGCGGCTCTCCATCGCGGGCATTGCAGCGGAGGAGGTGACCGTTGATCTGCTGATGGGGATGGTGCAGGAGGACTACAACGAGCTGGCCGCAGCCGATAAGCGGCTCAAGGAAAAGAGGCGCACGTTTCGAGGCGCGGCTCAAGCCGCAGCGAAAACTCCAGATCGCACTGCTCAAGCTGGGGTTTAGCTACGACGAGGCGCTGGCCATGCCGGAGGGCGAGGCGTGGGGATATGTGATGGCGTATGCGGCGGCAACCGAACCGCCTGCGGGCGGCGGTAAGACGTACACCGTGAAACGGAAGAAGAAAGGGACGGCCAAATGAACGGAAACCTGCGGCTCTTTTTGGAGATGACGGCAAACGCCGCCGGTTTCAAGCGGGAATTCGCGGAGTCCAAAAACGCGGTGGCGCGGTTTGTGCGGGGCGCCAAGAGCGAGCTGGACTCCTTCCGCCAGATGGCTTCCTCGGTGCATGGCCAGCTTGCCAGCCTCGGCCTGACGGTCGGGGTAGGCAAGATCATGCTGGACTCGGCCCGGCTGGACAAGTCGCTCACCCAGATCGGCCAGACGGCCGGCGAGGGCGGCGCCAAGGTGGATGCGCTGCGGGCCAATCTGTTCCGGATGGCCCGCGAGTCCGGCGCCGGGGTCGAGGATTTGCGCGACGGCTTCAATTCCTTGGTGCAGTCCGGCCTCAATATGAAGGAGGCCAAGGAGACGCTGGAGGGCATCAATGTTGCCATGGCGGTGACCGGCGCCAGGGCCGAGACCCTGAGCGGCGGCCTTACCGTGGCGGCCACCGCGTTCGAGTTCGACCTGGCCAAGCCGGGGCAGGCGCTGGAGATGCTCGACAAGATGACCGTGGCTGGGCGCCTTGGCAACGCCGAGCTGGAGAACCTCTCCTCGATCTTCGCCAGGGTGGGCGTCAACGCGGCCAGCGCGGGCATGGGGTTCGACAAAACCCTCGCCTTTATCGAGGGGCTCTCGATGGTGGAGCGCAACCCCGAACGGCTGGCGACCTTGGCCGACAGCACGATGCGGGTCTTTACCAACCTGCGCTATATGTCGGAGGCCCAAGGGGCCACCGGGGTGAAATTCTTCGACGCCGATGGCGCGCGGCGCGATGCCTTGGACGTGCTTACCGACATCAAGGCCAAGTACGACACCCTGACCACGGACCAGGAGCGGGCGCTCTTTGTCCAGAAGGCATTCGGCCACGCCGACCTGGACACCATCAAGGGCATCAGAACCCTGCTTCAGGGCAAGTCGCTTGGCATGGTCAAGGGGTTCGCCAAGGACATTACCGACGCGAGCGGCACGCTCCGGCGTGACTTTTCCGAAGCGACCAGGAACCTGATCGACCAGGCGGGCATGTTGAAAAATGATCTGCGCGAAGCGGCTGACGGTTTTGTCAAGCCAATCAACGAGACCATGGGGCATTTCATCCAGTTCATGCGCGAGAAGAAAGAGAACGGCGGCCTGAACCTCGATGGTAACAAGATGGTTCTCGGCGGGCTGGCAGGTAGTCTGGGGACGTTCTTGCTCGCACGATATGGAGCCAAGGCTATCGGTGCCGGGGCAAGCCGCCTTTTGAAACATGGCGGCTCCGTGGGGGTCGGAATTGCCCAGGGCAAAGCGGTGGAGGCCGCAACTGGTGTCACGCCGGTATTTGTTACCAATTGGCCGGCATCTGGTATGGCGGGGGGTGGTTTGGTTGAATCTGCCGCAGCCCTCAACGTGGCCGGCACTGGACTGACCAAAGGCAGCGCGGCGTTGCTGAAGGGCGCAGGAGCCTTGACCGCATCTTTCGCCGGTGGATATGGGGCCGGTACGCTGATCAACCAAGGAATGGCTTGGGTGTCTGGTCAAATGTCTGGCGGCAAATATAGTAGCGAGGGGTGGCTGGGCGAAATGCTTTACGATGTGCTGCACCGCGATGGTGGGCGGCAGCAGCAGAATAAGGTCAACCTGAATATTGCGATTGATCGCAATGATCGCATCGTCACCGAAACCGGCGACCGGAATACGACCACCAAGATCAACACCATGCGGCGCGGCAGCTTTACGCAGACCGCCTCGGCCCACTAGGAGAAGCGCATGGCCGATTTACACGCAGCACAGCTTGACGGATTCGCCCTGGAGATCGAGTCGATCGACGACGCGATCGAGAAGGCGATTGTCCGCCACGAGTACCCGTACAAAAACGGGGCGCTGCTGGAAGACATGGGCCAGAAGGCGCGGGTGGTGAAGTTCCGTTGCTACTTCTGGGACGATGGCGCGGATCACGCCACTTACGACACCCACACGGAGCTGCTGAAGCACCTCGACTCGATGGAGATTTCCGAGCTGGTGCATCCGAAGTATGGCCCGATGAAGGGCTGCGTCGAGTCCATGGCCGTGCGCCATGACGACCGCGACCGGACGGCCGAGATCGACATCACCTTTGTCGAGGGACTGATCGAGGAGATCACGGACGCCAGCCATGCCGACATCGAGGCCGGGGCCGAGGAGGCATACAACGCCGGCATCACCGAGCAGATGCAGGAGTTCAGCGACGATGTGACTGGCGCCCTGGGCGCCGAGGCGCCGGGCATTCTGGCCCAGGTGCTGGACCCGGCCCTTGGCATCGTGGAACAGTTCGACAACGTCTCCACCACGGCCCGCAACTACCTTAAAGATGTGGAGTCTTACGTGGGCGGGCTGGAGGCGGCCTTGAACACGGTGGCCAACCCGGCCAACTCGCTGGTGGCGACCATCAACTACGGCACCAGCCTGGCCGGCCGGGTAATCGGCAGCGTGACCCGCTGCGTGGAACGGTACGCTCAGCTTTACGACTCGCTCAAAACCTCGCCCGCCCGTTTTGTTGACAGCATGGTCTTCGGCACTAAGGCACTTTCCAAGGTCTCGGCCACCTTCGGCGGGACCACGTCCCCCGGGGCCAAGGCGATCGCCACCTCCAGCACCTTTACCAAAACCACGACCATTGCCGCCGCGAGCCACACCGCGCTGCAAACCGCCTACCTTTACAAGGATGACCAGGTGCAGCGGGTAGCCCAGAAAAAGGCCGAGGGCGTACAGGCGTTCGACACCCAGGGCAACTACACCGCCCCCGATCAGGTGGCGCCGGCCATGACCGTAGCCGAGCTGGAGAAGAGCCTGGCCCAGGTGCGGGGGTACCTGCAAGAGGCCATCGACCTTTCCCGCCAGATGACCAGCCTGAAAGAGCAGGCGGTGCAGCTCCAGGTCCACATCAACAACATCAAACTGGAGCGCGAGAAGATTATCCGGGTGCAGCTCGACAACCCAATGCCGCTGCATCTGGTCTGCCTGCGGCATGGCTTGCCGCATAGCGCAGCCGAGCGGGTGCTGGCGATCAATGCCATGCGCAACCCGAATTTTGCCAGTGGCGAGGTGGACGTGTATGCCGACTGATACCGTGGCCTTGCAGATTGACGGCCAGCGCATCGAGCGGTTCCTGGAATACACCATCGAGTCGGACATCTACACGGCCGACGATGCCTTTTCGTTGGAGCTGGCCAACCCGGAGGTGGAGATCAAACGGGGCCAGAAGTGCGAGCTGTACGTGAATGATCAACTGGAGCTGACCGGCATTATCGACAAGGTCTCCCGCAAGTACGGCAAGGCCGGGCTTACCCTGCGGGTGGAGGGCCGCGACCTGATGGGGCTGTTGGTTGACTCCTACTGCGAGCAATTCGTCACGGTGCAGGGCATGAAGCTCTCGGCCCTGGCGGAGTTGCTACTCAAGACCGTGCCGTTCATCAACCGCAAGAGGATCATCTACCAGGAAAACATCGTCGGCAAGCTGAAGGGCAAGAAGAAGGCGACCGACCAGCCGCTGATCGGCTACCTGGACACGCCGCAGAAGCTCTCCCAAATCGAGCCGGGTATGACTGTTTTCGAGGTGCTGCGGAACTATGCGGCCAGCCGTGGGCTGATGTTCTTCCTCCTGCCCGACGGCACCTTTGTTTTCGGGCGACCGAAGGCCAAGGGCGAGCCGGCCTACAGCCTTACCTGCACCAAAAGCGGCGAGGGCAACAACGTGCTGGAGGGCGAGGAAGTTGACGACATCTCCAAGCGGTATTCCAAGATCACGGTAATCGGCCAGCAGCAGGGCCAGGAAGACTTCGGTATGGACGCCACGCAAACCCACACCAAGGCCACGGCCGAAGACAAGGAGTTCCCATTCTATAAGCCGTTCGTGGCCAAAGACAACAACGACTCGCAGAGCCCGGCGCTACACGCTCGTTTCCTTAAGGAGCAGCAGCGGCACCAGGGTTACCAGCTCCGCTACCAGGTGCAGGGGCATAGCCAGAACAACAGCAACTGGCAGATCAACGAGCTGTGCCAGGTGCGCGACGAGGTGCTTGGCATCGACGGCGTTTTCCTCATCTATGGGCGGACCATAGAGCGTTCCAGGCAGCGTGGCACCATCACCAGCCTGAAGCTCGGGCCGCCGGGGCTGGTGCAGTAATGGTCAGGGTCATCATCAAATCCGTGGTTGAGGGAGTGATCAAGCGCTTCAGCGCCACCGGGCGGGTGGGCGAGGATTTCACCGACCGGGAATACTTCCAGCACTACGGCTATACCTCGCGGCCCAAACCAGGGGCCGAGGGCGTTATCGACGACAGCGTCAGGAACCACATCATCATGGTAGCGTCCGACGACCGCCGGTACCGCATTGCGATCGAGGAGGGCGAGGTCGCGCTCTATGACGACCAGGGCCAGGTGGTCAAGCTGAAGCGCGGCAAGGAGGTCCATATATATGGATGCGACAAGCTGACCGCCGACGTGGGGGTAGAGACCAAGATCACCTGCCCCTTGGTGCGGATCGTGGCCGCCACCAAGGTGCGGCTGGAAACCCCGCTACTTGAGGTGACCGGCGAGATCAGGGACCGTTGCGACAGCAGCGGCCGGACCATGAGTGACATGCGCGGCATCTACAATGGCCACACGCACCCCGAAAACAACGTCAACGGCGGCTCCACCAACGCGCCGAACCAGGGGATGTAATGGACTTCGCAATCACCATACCATCGGTCAGTTCGGCCGGCTCGCCGGAGCCGGTTGGTCAGATGACCTTCGACGCGGTGGGCGACATCGGCAACAACATCTACCTCAGCCTGGCCGTCGAGAAAGGCTCCTTCTTTCATCGACCGGAGTTCGGCCTGCGCCGCCGGGGGCGGCTGAAGAATACCGCCCCCGCGGCGGCGCTGATCCGCCAGGATTATCTGGACGCGCTGCGATGGCTGGTTGATACCGGCAGGGCCAAGTCGGTGGAGGTTTTTGTGGAGCGCGACCGGCGGCAAGACCTGAACCGCTTGAAGGTGCTGATCGAGGCCGTGCAGGCTGACGGTCGCACGGTGACCTTTACGACATTCAGAGAGGTGGTGTGATGGCCTTTGAGCAGAGCTTCGACGAAATATTGAACGGCATACTGGTGGACTTCCGAAACATCTTCCCCGGCGTGGATGTTTCTCAAGGCAGCCTAGCCTATATGAAGGCGGCCGGCTACGCCTCGGCGCTGTGGGGGCTCTATAAATACCAGGAATGGATCAGTCGCCAGGCGTTTCCGGACGCGGCCGAGACCGAGGCGCTGGAACATCACGCCTGGGTGCGCGGTATCCCGCGCACGGCCAATGAGAGCGATGCCGACTATCTGGCCCGGCTGTTGGACTACATCCGCCGCCCGCCGGCCGGGGGCAACAAATACGACTACGAGAAGTGGGCCAAGGAGGTTGACGATGTGTCCGGCGCTTATGCTTTCCCGCTGGCCCAGGGCGGTGAGAGCGTGGACGTGGTGATTGTGGCCAACAAAACCACGACCGGCTCGGAGATACCGACCCAGGCGTTGATCGACGAGGTGGCCGTCTATGTCGCAGATGTCCGGCCCGTGGGCGCCAGGTTTGTCCGGGTGCTGGCACCGACCATCATCAACCAGGCCGTCACCATGACCGGCGTGGGGAGCACAATGGCGGCAGCGGTGGCGGCCGACATCGAGGCGTACCTCTCCGGCTTCGAGCCGGGGCAGCCGCTGTATCTGCCGCAGTTGCTCTCCATCGCCACTGACAACGGGGCGGCCAACCCGGCGGTCACCGTACCGGCGGCCACGGTCACACCCGCGTCAAACGAAATGCTGCGGCCGGGGGTAATCAGTGTCAGCTAAGGCCAACATCGATACTCTGCGGCTGCTGTTCCCCGTTGAGCTTGGCGGGGAGCACGATGCCGACCTGGCGTTGGACGCCAAGCACCTGGACACGGCGCAGGCCAGCGCCGATACCCTGCTCGCGGAGGTCTTTCCGGACACCACCGACGGGTTGCTGACGAGCTGGGAACGGGTGCTGGGTCTGACGCCGGGCGCGGATGACCCATTGCAGTTCCGGCGCGAGAAGGTGGTGCGGAAGATCAGGGAGCGTGGCGGGTTGTCTATCCCCTACTTCACGGCCTTGGCGCAAACCCTCGGCTATGTGGTCGAGATCGTGGAACCCTTGCCGTTCATGGCCGGATGGGGCGCCGCCGGTGATGAGCTGTTCGATGACACGATCATCTACCTGTGGGGGCTGGGAATATACAACCAGCCGATTTACGAGTTCCGGGCAAGTGAGTCGGCCGCCGGGGAGATGCTGACCTGGTGGGACTCGCAGACCTATCTGGAAGGGTTGTTCAGGGAGCTGAAGCCTGCCCATACCTTTGTCTACTTCAGCTACATCGAATAGGAGGATGACATGCAGAGAATAGGAACGCAAAGCGGGCTGTTCAGCCCCGGTGATCCAGCCACCAACACCAAGGGCACCGTGGTGACGGATGCCTGGCTAAATGCTGTGCAGGAGGAGTTGGCCGGCACCCTGGAGGGTTTCGGTGTAGTACTCACTCCGGCCGATAGTGGCCAGCTCTTCGATGCCCTGCTGGCCAATTTCGCCAACATCCTGGGCAACGCCTCACAGATCTTCCGCTGCGCCCAGGCGGTGGGCAACAGCGACGCAGTGCCGCTGGCCCAGGCGATGCAGCTCATCGCCGATGGCGAGGCCGAAACCACCCTGACCGACGCCGCCACCATCACGTGGGATCGCGCCGTCGATGGCGGCAATGCCAAGGTGGTCCTGGGGGGCAACCGGACGCTGGGCTCGCTGGCCAATCTGCCGGCCGGCCGGTATGCCATGCTCCTGGTGGTGCAGGATGCCACCGGCGGGCGGGTGCTGTCGTTTGCCAGCACGTATAAGGGGCTGACCAGCTACGTGCAATCCACCGGCGCCAATGAGGCCGATTGGCTCCTGTTCCGCGGCATCGACGGCACGACCTGCTCTCTCGTGGGCTACGGCATGGCGGTGACCGTATGAGGGGGGTAGGTGGTACTCCATCCTGCTACCACACCAGGTGCAGCCTGCTGCTAGACTCGGCGCTGTCGCAGTATCTGTCGCGCACGCCGAGCGTGGCGGGCAACCGGAAGACGTGGACGTGGAGCGGATGGGTTAAGCGCGGGAAGCTCGGGGCTCGGCAGACACTGTTTGGGGCCGGCCCCACAACGACGCCACCCGAGACGAGCGCCTTTTTTTCTAGCGGCGATACATTGGTGGTGGAGATCAACGGGTCGTCGGCAACAGGTGGCACTGCTGTGACCACCGGCGTGTTCCGTGACCCCGGCGCCCACTATCATGTCGTCGTTGCCGTGGATATGACCGCGGCGGTTGGCAGCAAGGTGAGGATCTACGTCAACAGCGTCGTGATGGCGGTCACCGTGTCGGGCCTCACCGCAACAGATGACACCGAAGTGAATAATACGTCGATCCAGACCATGGGCCGGGATTCGTTTGCCGCCTCATCGTATGAGGATGGATATCACTCCGAGGTCAATTTCGTGGATGGTCTCGCCCTGGAGCCGGCGGCGTTTGGGTACGTCTGCCCGCTCACCGGCCAGTGGCAGCCGAAACGGTACACAGGCAGCTACGGCACAAACGGTTTTCGGTTGGAATTCCAAAATGCCGCCGACCTCGGCGAGGACACCTCCGGCAACGGCAACCACTGGGTGCTCAACGGCGGCATCGTGGCGGCCAACCAGACGGTGGATACGCCGACAAATAACCACGCGGTGCTGGCCATGCTGGATAAAACTGGCGGAGTGATAAGCCGAGCGTCCCTGCGGTTCAGCAACGGCGCGGCTTCGCACTTGGCAGCCAGATCCACCCACCCAGTGTTGAGCACTGGGGAATGGTATGCCGAGGCAACCGTAGGGATTACCGGGACGACCAATATAGCCTGTGCGTTTGGTTTGGCCACGTCGTCGGCATCGTTGTCTGGCTCTGTGGCTGCCGGTGTCTACGCTGGTTATGCCTCGTCGGTGTCCGCGCGATGGGATAATGGCAGTATGCTCCCTGCCCCCGCCGTGGTGTTTGCTGCCGGCGATGTCCTGCAGATCTACCGCAAGCAGGATAAATTGTGGTTCGGACACAACAATATCTGGTGGGACGGGAGTGGCGGGACGACGGGTGATCCGGGCGCCGGGCTCAACCCGACATTTACCGTGCCGTTGGTTGACCTCTTCTGTTACCTGGAATGCTACGCCAATTCGCTCACGCTCAATACCGGGCAGACCGCGTTCGTCTATGCACCACCGGCTGGCGGCAAATCCCTCTGCGCCAAAAACCTGCCGCGCCCAGCCCAGCGCGCCCAGAATGTCTTTGCCGCCGTCGTGGCGCCAGGCTCTTCCATTGAGGCAACCCTGGCCGCCGCCCGGCCATGGGCCAGCTACATCGAGATTTTCAAGGACCGCAGCAACTCCCAGAGCTGGAAGTGGCGCTTCTCCGACGACGTAGCCAACATGCTTTCCAGCGACAGTCAAGCAGGCAAAACAGCGTTCACCGCCCCCACCGCTGCCGACAACTACGTTGGCTACGCCCTTCGGGTTGGCGCTGCCTACGGCGTATTCACCACAGAAGTGGCGCACGTTAACGGTACCCCCACCAACGTCGCCCATGGACTTGGCACCAACCGCCTCATGGCCATCGGCAAGATCGTCAATACCACAGGCGACTGGCCCGTCTGGCACCCGGAGCTGGCGGCGAATCAGTACCTGCTGCTCAATAGTACGGCGGCGGCAGCGGCCGGCCCGAAGATCACAGTGGACGCCACCAACGTGATCCTCGCCGCGTCGCTGCCGAGCGGCACGTACCGCATCGTTGCCCTGGCCGAGACGTCTGGGTGTATCAAGATGGGGAAGTACACCGGCAACGGTGCCGCAGATGGGCCGTTTGTCTATGCCGGGGGGCTCCCCGCCATCGAAATAGTGAAAAGGACGGAGGCTGCCGGCAACAATTGGCTGGTGCTTGACGGTCAACGGCCTGGACACAACGTCGCGGATTCAACGCTGGAGATGGACACCGCCAACGCGGAGACGCTGTCGAGTGCCAATGCGCTCGATCTCGTGTCTAACGGCAGCAAGGTACGGGGCACAGGTAGTGGCGTGAATGTCAGCGGCGGCACATACATCTATGCCGCCCTGGTCGCCGCCCCACTCAAATACGCCAACGCCAGATAACAGGAGGAACCCATGTTCGCATACGTTGAAGCCGGGCAGTTGATCAGGGTAAGCAACGAGGACAACGTCGAGTGGGCGGGCCGCACTATCCCCCACGTCAGCCTGCTCACCCCGGAAGAGCGCCGGACTGCCGGCATCTATGATTTTGTGCATGCTGGTTCGGTGCCGGAATACCACCGGCCCGGCGCGACCACCTACGTGATCGACGACGTGGCCGGTACCGTCACTGAGGTGGTGGCGGCGGTGCCGTATACTCTCGACGAGACCAAGGCGGCGTTGCTGGTCGCGGTCAATGCGCTGTGCGACCAAAAGATGGCCACGCTCAAGGCTGGTTACCCCGCCGAGGAGGTACTCACCTGGGCCCAGCAGGTGAGAGAGGCTGCATTGTATCAGGCAGACCCGACGGCCGCCGGGCCGATGCTGGATGCCATGGCCGCCGAGCGGGGCCTGGGTAAGGATGAGATGGCCGCGAGGATCATGACCAAGGCGGCGCTGTTTGCCGCCCTCGCCGGGCAGATCATTGGCCGCCGGCAGCGGCTGGAGGACGATATTGCTGGGGTGACGGTGGAGACTGCGGCCAGCGTGGCGGCCACCATCACCACCGGATGGCCGGCATGAGACGCCGGGCACTCCTCCTGAGCCTCTGGCTGCTCTGCCAGCTCTGCCACCTGATCGCCTCGGTGCAGATGCTGGTGGCCATTCTCACCGGCAGCCGCCGGGCCTGGACCCTGGCCGTGAGCTACGACCAACTCGGCAACGTGGTGCTCGGCGGCGACGAGGACACGACCATCAGCGCCAGGGCATGGGCTAACCGCCACACCTGGCGCTGGGGCGCGGTGGTGTGGTTCCTCGACCGGATCGAGCCGAATCACTGCTATAAGGCGTGGCTGGCGGAGCAGAGAAAGAGGAGCACAGAGAATGGAATGGCCTGATAACTGAGGTCGGGACGGGGGGAGTTTGCCCTCCCCCCAAACCATCCACCCGAGCACCAACTCGGCTGGAGGTTCACAGGGTTCACCTGCTTCGTCCCGGTGCGCATGAGACACGCAGCCAGGAAACTAGCAGGCGCCCTGCCAAAAGACAAGGGGCAATATGGGCTCACTGATTCCGTATTTTGGGGGCAAGACCAGGCTCGCCAAGCGCATCATCGAAAGGATTCCCGCGCATGGCTGCTATGTGGAGGTGTTCGCCGGCAGCGCCACGGTGCTCTTCTCCAAGGAGCCGTCGAGATCGGAGGTACTGAATGATTTTGACAAGGAGCTGGTCACGTTCTACCGCGTGATCAAGCACCACCCGCTAGAATTTCACCGCCAGTTCGAATACTGCCTGGTGAGCCGCGACGAGTTCGACCGGCTCATGCGAGTCGAACCGGACACTTTGACCGACGTGCAACGGGCCGTGCGGTACTTCTACTTGCAGAAGAGTTGCTTCGGCGGGAAGGTGACGGGGCAAACCTTCGGCACCTCGACGTCCGGCCCTCCGCGCCTCAACCTCTTCAACCTGGAGCGATCCATTCACGACGCCTGGGTGAGGTTGGCTCAGGTGACAATCGAACGGCTGGACTTCCGCGCTCTGATCCCCAAGTACGATCGCCCGCACTCTTTTTTCTTCCTCGACCCGCCATACTGGCAAATCCCTGGCTACCGCCATGATTTTGAGGCCAAGGACTTCCGCGACCTGGTCACGACCCTCAGCAACGCCCAGGGCCGCTTCCTTATGACGATCAATGACACACCGGAAGTGCGTGAAATATTCGGTCGGTTCAAGGTCGAGGAGGTTCGGCTGCGGTATTCAATGAGCCGTAACGGTAAAGCCAGAGGTAAGGAGCACACCGAGTTGCTGGTGGCAAATTATTGATGCTGGTATCGGCGGTTGTGGATTAGTATTTTTTCTGAGTTTATTTGCAAGATTTTCTTATTTTGCGTGCGCGCTTACACTCTCCGTCGCACCGGACTCCGGAACGGCAACAAGAAAAGGGGTTAGGCTGTTCACCTAACCCCTTGATATTGCTGGTAGCGGGGGCAGGATTTGAACC